TCTCTATCTCTAACAAAAGATAATAATACAGAGTATGATCCTTCTTCTGGACTTGGAACTTTTGGTGCATCTCTATCGGGATCTAATTTTAAACTAGAATTTTATCCTGATAATGTTTCTGGAGTATCAACAGTAGTTTCATTAAATCACTGTTTCTATACATTAGTTGATGCAGATAATATAGCAATTGATTTAGATTATGGTGTTATGAGTGAAAGTAATTCAGTTCAATTTTACAATTCACCTTTCGGAAATAGACTCTCAAGAACTAGGTTTACACCAAAAGTTAATAATATTCCACTATATGGTAAAGTTTTTGATCCTGCAGATACAAGACTATTGGATCCATCAACAGGTAAATTTACAATTGATAATCATTTCTTTAGAAATAATGAAGAATTAATTTATGAACCTAAATCTACATTCATTGGTATTGGATCTACACCAATGCAATTTAAAGGTGCATCAGGTGGTATTGGATCTTTGACCTCACCAGTATTTGCAATAGTAAATGATGAAAATTCATTCTCAATATCTACAACTAAATCAGGAACAGCTGTTACATTTACTAGTTTAGGTGAGGGAAATGCCCATCAATTTAGTATGGCAAAGGCAAATGAAAAATCCTTGTTTATTGTTGATGATGTTGTACAATATCCACTAATAAGAACTGATGTTGAGTATACTCTAAATTCAAATCTAAGTGGAGAAGTAGGTGTTGCAACTGATATAATACATTTAAGTGGAATTACAACAATATCATCCACTGATATTTTAAAAATAGAAAATGAATTTGTAGAAGTAATTAACGTTGGATTTGCCACGACTGGTGGTGCTCCCGTTGGAACATCTGGAACTTTTAATACGGTTCAAGTAAATCGTGGTTTTGTTGGTTCTTCTGCAACCACACATTTAGATGGTGTTAGTGTACAAAGATTTAAAGGATCTTATCATATTAACGGTAAAGATTTACATTTCACAAAACCTCCCAGAGGTGATTTGACTGGTCAAAAAACTATAAATGATTTAAATCCACCTACTTCTCAGTTTTCGGGTAGAGTATATTTAAGAGAAAATTATGAAACTAATCAAATATTTGATGATATTTCAGATCAATTTACAGGAATAAAATCTGATTTTATTCTAAAAGTTGGTGGAGCAAATACAGTGGGATTGGGATCAACTGGAGGAAATGGAGTATTATTTATTAATGGAATATTCCAGTCACCATCAACTCAATTTAATCCAAATAAAAACTTCAGAATCGTAGAGACTGGTAGTGGTGCAAGTGGAGTATCCACTGTTATTTTCACAGGAATTACATCATCAAATGGAAATGTTATTATATCAAATAATATTAATACAAATGAACTACCTAGAGGTGGTGTTCCTATAGCAATAGGTAATACTGTCAATGGTTTAGGGTATGCTCCTTTAGTAGGTGCAGAAGTTAAACCACTTACAAATGCATCAGGACAAATAACAAGCATTGTCGGAACTGCATATAGTTCTTCTGACTTGGGTGTAGTAAGTGCGGATTATTCAAATACAACAGGTATTATGACAATCACCACTGTGGATGAACATCCATTTAATGGGTCAGGTGATTTTGTTTTACTTGACAATATGGTCTTTAATCCTGCTTTCCCAAGTGGATTTATAAGAAAAAATGAAATAGAAGTTGTTTCGATAGCAGCAACTAATATATTTACAGTGTCAATTGGAAAGAGTTCTGTAGAGAATGTATATACTTCAGGTGGAGATGTGTATCCATATTATCCTAGTTTAACCTTTGGTTCAGGATATAATGATATTGTTTCTATAGGAGTCACAGTCTATGATTATGGATATGAACATCGTTTCATATCTGCAAATCCAAATGCAATAACGGTAGTTTCTGGAGGAACAGGTTCTAGAACTCCCACAGATGTATTATATAATCCTGTAAATGGAACTTTGACAATAACATGTAATAATCATGGGTTAGATAGTAGTGTTATTTCAATTGCAGATAATAGTCTTTTCTTCTCTTGTTCAAAAGATGCCTTCAAGACAACTCACTCATATCCAAGAGCTACAGACCCTGCATCAACAAGTAATTCACAATTAAACAATGGCCAGTTATCAGTAACAAAGATAAGTGAAGATATCTTTAGTGTTAATGTTGGTACAAATGTGGGTAGTGGTGCAGATATATCTGCCGTGGCAGGAGTTGGTGGAACTGCAATATTCACTATTAATAATTCAGGTTCTGGTTATAAAACACCATATGTTTTTGTATCTGAACCATCTTACTCAAATCTTTCAATTAAGGGTGTTTCTAGACTTGGAGTCGGACTTACAACCGATACTGGAACTGATTTGAGGGTAACTGCAATTACAAAACCTGCTACAGGAATTGGAAGTACTTTATTTGAAATATCCGAATATGAAGTAGTTAACTCTGGTTTTGCCTTTAAAAAAGGAGATGTTGTAGAACCAGTTGGACTGGTGACATCTGGTAAATTGAGTCAGTTGCAAGAAAGATCTACATTAACCATTGAAAAAGTTTATAATGATAATTTTGCTCTTTGGCAGTTTGGTAAATTTGAATATATTGATTCTATCGAAGATTTACAAGATGGATCAAGAACTAGTTTTCCTATAAAACTTAACAATCAACTTGTTAGTGTTGAGATAGATAATGACACTATTGATAAAAATGTTAATATTGAAAATATGTTCATTGTGACTGTAAATGGTGTTATTCAAGATCCAATAAAATCGTACAGTATAATTGGGGGAAATGTCATTAGTTTTACAGAGGCACCACTAGGAAATTCAGCTGCTGGTAAAAAAGATGGTGATGATATAAGTATTTTATTCTACAGAGGAACTGCAGGAGAAGACTCTGTTATTAACTTAGCACAAAAAATTATAATTGAACAAGGTGATAACATTCAGATTAAAAGAGGTTTAAATGTTCCTGAACAAGACGAAAGAACAGTCTCCAATTTGGAAACATCACAAAAATTAGAAACAAACCCATATATTGGTGTTGGTATAAGTTCTGAAGAAAGTAGACCTTTAAATTTAATAAAACAAAAAGAAGATAAGATAATAAATAAAGTTCTTATTTCTAAGAAGAGGTCAAGTATTGAACCTAGAATTACACCTGTTGCAAGAGTAATTTCTGATGTAACAACATCAAATACAACTTTCTTTGTAGATAGTACAGATTTATTTAATTATGAGGGTGAGAGCACTCCTTTAGTTAATTTTGAATTACTAAACTCAGATTTCGACAATAAAGTTAAAGCATCAGCATCTGCTATTGTTTCTGTAGCAGGAACTATATCAGGATTTAATTTTTCTAACTTCGGTTCTGGTTATACAGTTGCACCTACTGTTAAAATTGCATCACCTCCAGTAACGGTGCAATCTGGGTTAGGAACGATAGATGCTGGAAATCCACTTGTTGGAGTAGGAACAACAGCAACAGCAACAGCAACTATCGGTGCTGGTGGTACTATCACTCAAATATCAGTTAATAATCCTGGTTTGGGATATAGTCAAACAAATCCACCTCAAGTTTTAATTAGTAGTCCAAATAAATTACCTGATATATCTGAAAGACTTTCGACTAAAGATACTCCAACTTCAGTCATATCAGAAAATACTGGTGTTATCACAGGTATTGGAACTACATTATTCTCTGGTAAATTAGGAATTAAATTTAATTTAAAGAGTTATCATAACGATCCTTTTTCTATCATAAATGTGGGAAATCCCATCTATGTTTTTGATACAAGATCTGGTAATGGAATAATATCAATAGATAAAACTGGGACTGATTCAAACATAATTGGCATTGGAACAACATTTTCAGATAATATCTATGAAATAGTGAGTGTAACTACTGATGCTGGCACCAAATCAGGAATTATTACAGCACATATTAAATCTGATACTGTAGTAACTAATATAGACCTATCAGGATCTGAAGCACAACCAGTAGGTAAATATTCAGTTGGGTCGATTACCAATCTTGTAAGAGGATCAAATCCAATATCCATAGGAGTTACTGGTTTTACTGTTGGATTAACCACAGCAGTTGGAATATCTACATTTCCTATTTTAAAAAGGACTGGAGGAGATAAAACGTTTGAACAAACTGGTGCATTAATTCCAGAATAATAGTTAATTTAAAAATCTTGTATAAATATCTAAAAAACTAATAATATGCCAGCAGTAGTAACAGATCAATTTAGAATAACAAATGCAGGTAACTTCGTAGATTCCGTTTTAAATGAGAATAATTCGTATTATGTATTTTTAGGTTTGCCTAATCCTCAAGGAAAAGCTGGAGAAAATCCTCAAGTTGGATTTGGTAGAACTGATAATTGGAATGCAAGCACACCCGATCCTACCGATAATTTGCAATATCTAAACCATTATAGAGATACTTCTTTATTTGGTAAAAAAATTAACTCCTCCAATATTCGGAGAGTAGTAAAAAAACATAGTTGGGTCGCAAATAAAAAGTATGACATGTATAGACATGATTATGCTCTTAGTGATGATCCTAACAAAAATAATCCAACACCCAATGCAGGTGGTGGTCTATATAACACTAATTACTATGTTATTACATCTGAATTTAAAGTTTATATTTGTTTAGATAATGGAGGATTTGGAACTGGAAATGATGCTAAAGGAAATGGAAGTAAGGATGAACCAACCTTTACCGACTTAGAACCATCATCTGCAGGAACAAGTAATGATGGATATATTTGGAAATACTTATTTACAGTGGCTCCAAGTGATGTTATAAAATTTGATTCATTAGAATATATTGTTTTACCTAATGATTGGTCCACAACCACTGAATCTCAAATACTAGCAGTAAGAGAGTCTGCTAATTCTGACGTTAATAAAAACCAAATTAAAACAGTTTATATAAAGAATAGAGGAGATCTTTATGGTGCTGACAAAACATACGCATGTAATATTGTTGGTGATGGATCTGGTGCCAGAGCATTAGTAACTGTTGCTGATCAAAAAATCTCAAAAGTTGTTGTAACTTCTGGAGGATCTGGTTATACTTTTGCACAGGTTGATTTAAGTCCCTTACCATTTAATTCAAGTGGAACAAGAGCAAATTTAATACCCATAATCCCTCCTTCTAAAGGACATGGATTTGATATCTATACAGAATTAGGTGCAGACAAAGTTTTAGTGTATTCTCGATTTGATGATACCACAAAAGATTTCCCTACAGATACCCATTTTGCTCAAGTAGGAATAATTAAAAACCCTAATGGGCAGGGTAATACGGGAATTTTGACAACTTCACAATTTTCTTCAACATCATCAATTAAATTTGAAAATAGTATATCTGCTCCAAGTGGTGGTTTTGATACCATGATTGGTGAGGGTATAACTCAGATTCGTACTATTGATAATGTTGATGTTACCGCAAGGGGAACAATAGTTTCATATGATCCTGAGACTTTTGTACTGAAATATATTCAAGACAGAAGTTTGAATTTAAATCCTGGTACCAATGATACTACAGATTTTCAAGGAATAACTCAAAGAGGTTCAGTAGTTGCTTTTGGATCAACTGAAGCAATTAATTCAACTGGTGGTACTATTAATAGTAAAAAACCTAATAGTACTTTTTCAGGTATTACAACAACCATTAATAACAAACAAATAAACTTGGGTGTTAATTTCACAAATGGTTTAGCTGATTCCGAAATAAATAAAAAGACTGGTGAAATTATTTACATCGATAATCGTAAAGAAGTAACAAGAAACATCAGACAAAAAGAAGATGTTAAAATCATTCTGGAATTTTAAGAAAAATGACCCAAAAAATTAATTTAAATGCAAGTCCATATTATGATGACTATGAAAGTTCAAAAAACTTTCATAAGGTCTTATATAAACCTGGATTTCCAGTACAGGCAAGGGAATTAACATCACAGCAATCTATATTACAAAATCAAGTAGAAAAATTTGGTAGTCATATATTCAAAGAAGGATCAGTAGTTATACCTGGTGGGATTGCTTTTGATAACCAATTTAGTGCAGTTAAATTAAAATCTACTAATTTTAATGTTGATATATCAGTTTACATTCAAAATTACTTAGGTAAAAAGATAATAGGTAGTGACTCTGGAATTGAAGCTATTGTTAAATTTATTGCTCTTCCAGACGGGGTTAATGTCAATGATGTTACTTTATATGTAAATTATTTAAGTGCTGATAAAGATTCTCAGTTTAATTCTTTTACTGATGGTGAGACATTAACTTCTAATGAGTCTGTGGTTTATGGAAATACAACAATTAGTTCAAATACACCTTTTGCATCTTTACTAGATGCAGATGCAACTGCAATTGGATCTGCAGCTTTTATTTCTCAGGGTGTTTATTTTATAAGAGGATTTTTTGTAAACGTTTCAGATCAAACTATAATATTAGATCACTATAATAATAGTCCCTCATATCGAGTTGGATTGCAAATAAATGAGTTAATAGTAAATGCAAAAGAAGATAATACGTTATTTGATAATGCAAAAGGATTTACCAACTATGCAGCACCAGGTGCTGATAGATTAAAAGTTGAATTAATTTTGAGTAAAAAATTATTAACTGATAAGAACGATACGGATTTTGTCGAACTTATGAGGATTGATGAAGGAAAAGTTAAGGTAGTAAATTCAAAGAGTGATTATAATAAAATTAGAGATTGGGTAGCAGAAAGAACTTATGAAGAGTCTGGTGATTATAGTGTAGATCCATATAAAATTGGTTTATTCAATTCTTTAAATAATAGTCAGGGTAATAGTGGATTATTTTTTAAAAATGAAACTACTGATCAAGGAAATGAACCGTCTGATGATTTAATGTGTGTAAAAGTGAGTGCAGGTCAGGCATATGTAAGAGGATATAATGTAGAAAGTACAGGAACTACTATTGTAGATGTTGAAAAATCAAGAGAAGTTGGTATTAAAACTGATGTTGGTATTGGATTTGAGATGGGTAATATTCTAAGAGTAAATAATGTCACAAAAGGTTCAATTGCACCAGGAAGTACGATAAGATTATTTGATAATTTTTTAGACGTTAGTGGTAATACAGCAGGTGAAAATATAGGTAGTGCAAGAGTATATTCATTTAATTTGGAGGATGCACCCTATACAGGTGCTACTACACCATGGGAATTGAGATTATTTGATATACAAACAAATACTAATTTAACTTTAAATCAACCAATAAGTAATACGGAATTACCAGAAGGATCTTTTGTTAAAGGAAAGAGTAGTGGAGCAAGTGGATTTGCCGTTAAAGCTGGTGGTGG